TCCTGTTACACTTACATCTCCTGTTACTGTAAGTGCATGATTAGTTCCTGACTTTGTATCTAAGGTTCCTGCTGTTATTGTCAAGTTTCCTGCACAAGACATCGGACTTCGTAATTCTAATGTGCGACCTGATGCATTATATGTAAATGTATTAAATGCTAAAGTTCCACCACTTAATTGATTTAGCGTATCTCCTGCATAAGTCATAGTAACCGTTCCACTACCGTGATTAAAAGTAGCCCCAGATGCTAAATTTATCGTATATCCATTGCTTGTGTTTTTACTGTTGATTGTAGTAGCTCCACTTGATAATGTAATTGTTCTTGTTCCTCCTGCTGCTGCAAAAATAGAACCAATAGTATGAGTTCCAGAACCTCCAACAAATGTTCCGCCTGATTGTATATCTAAACCCCAACCTGAAGTTAAACCTGAACCTAAAATCAAATCTTCATCAAGTGCAGTTAAAGTTCCAGTTACTTGTGTAGTTCCTGCTACTGTAAATGTTCTTCCCGCACCTCCTGTTTGGCACGCAAGTTCTCCTAATGTTATTGTAAGGTTTCCACTTATTGATGTATTATGAAGAAGATTAGCAACGCAATCTGCGTGGTTAATTACTAAGTTTCTAATTGTTCCCGAAGAAGGAACTAAGTCTACATTAGTCGCTGCATCTGTTCTTATATCTAAATCAAAAGAACCTGAAATTATACCGTCAATGTCTACTGCACGACCTGAAGTTGTAGCTCCTGAGCCATCCGCCTCGCCGTAAATAATTATTTTATTGGAGTTGCCAACTAAAGTTCCATTGGCACTAATTGTTAATGATTTGGCATAACCAGTTCCACCTAATGTGGGATTGTTTAAACTTGATGTGTCTGGTATAATTACATCATCTGCTGAAGTAGGAACTCTATCTGTTACGCCTGTCGTTGTCCAGTTAGCTGCCGTGTCCCAATCAGTATCGGTAGAACCATCCCATGTGTTTAATGCCATTAGGCCACCTCCTCACCAAAGCTTCCGCTCATTGGGGGGCGACTGGCTGGACAGTTTAGTACCTCCAAGGTACCTCAATCCGCCATTAAATAAATATCACAAGTAGATGTTTGTGTAGAATGTCCTGTTTGTCCGGTTATACCGAGAGCTTTAACAGGTGTCGTAGAAATTGCTTTATATGCACTTGTATTATAAGTTACTGCTATATCGTCTCCAATCTGAGTCCAGTTAGAGCCTCCAACTGTTCCCGGTGAAGATTTTAGTGTACCATAAACTTTAAAAGTTGCATTTTGGTTACTATTAGAGCTTCCTGTATTAAAAATTTGTATACCTATTCTACTTTTACCTTCTACATCTGTTTCTGTCAATACTACTGAAGCTGAAGCTGCAGAAGTATCTTCTACAGTTGCTGTAGTATTACTTGCCGATGTCGTTACTGCAGTTGTGGTTGTTACTCTTAATGAAGTGTTACCTGAACCGTCTGCAATAAACTTATCAAATTCGCGTGAACCGCGATTATCGCTTAGTGCCATATTAATCTCCTTACTTTTTTACATCGCATCTCATTTTTCAGAGGATGATTCGATGTAATATACTTATAATGCATCTGAGTATATAAAGGTTTCGGTAAAAAAAGTGGGGAAATTGCGGTTTTCCCCGTACCGTATCAAATTATTGACTATAATCTAATTTATCTAAGCTGCGTCACCGATAACGATAACTCCGTTTTCTGGTCTGACGATTTTTAATCCATATCTCATGGACATGTATGAACCGACAATTCCGAAACCCGGATTAGCTTCTTCTACAGTCATGCCACGTCTTTCGACGTAAGTCATAGGTTTGACAGATGTATCAAATACACCAAATCTTCCTTGTGGAACGTAAGAGTTAACTAAAACATTCATTCCAAACAAGGAACCTATTACTGGGCTAGTACCTGCGTTAGGAAGTACTGACATTGCTGCTTCTGCGTCTCCAGCTCTTGAAGTTTCAAAAGCTGTGGCAGTTGCAGTGAAATCAGCCATATCTAATAGATTCTTAACGTGACCCGGATTGATACAAATTAAATTTGCATTTCCACCTTTTGAAGAAATTAATTCCATTGCTGCAGTTAAGTCCTTCAAAGCAATATCGTTTGTAGATATGGTTGCTGAACTGTTTAAGTAGTGACTACCTAGACTGTTCAATGCAGTTGAGTCATAATCTCCATATTCTGCTAAACGACCTTCTGAACCTGCTGCTGCTGTTCCCGGACTTGCTCCAAAGAAAGAACCGTGTTTAGCGTTAGCGAAAAGCTCAACAACTGCTTCTGTAGTGTCGTACTCAATATCTGCAGAGCTAGCTCCAGTTGCTAATGTTGCGTTATACTTACCGAATAAAGCGTACATAACGTGTTTTGTCATGTGTCTATCGACTGCTCTTCGGGCTTCGTTCATAGCCAACTCAATTTCGTTGAATCGTGAATCTTCAATCATTCTACGAGTTACACCGACTGCAATACCCCATTCTCTAACACTTACACGTTCGTTTCTCATGTTTGTGCTTTGGTATGCTGGTGTTGAACCCTCATCTATCTCTTCCATAGCCATGCTTGGCTTTGAAACGGTGATATCAATATCTCCACCAGTTTCTGTCTGCATTGGTTCACAAAACAATGATATTGCAGGTAATGAAGTTGTCTTGTAATCTACAAGAGCATCTTTAAAATCTACTATAACACGTTGTGCTGCAGTGCTTGTTGTACCGTCACCTGCGGATGCTGATGATAGTATTCCTGTTTTTGCTGTTACCATATTTTATATCTCCTCAGAACCACAGACACTTTACAAGTGCTCCTGCGGCTACATCCTCTAGAGTTACCCCTAACATCTCTTTATGTGCTGATGCACTATATGCATAAGCAATAACTTCACCTACATTACCAGTGTCTGCCATTAAATAAGCTCCTGCTGCTAAATTGGTGTTCTGTATTACTCGTACAATTATTCCTGAACCACTAATTACGTTAACCATCTCACCAGCTGCTGCACCGTTTAGTGCTACTCCTGTAGCCTTGTAAACGGCGGATGTGATTGGCCTAACTTTACCATCTGTATGTACTTCTAATACATCTCCTGCAGTAATGGTTGCTGTTGCCTCAAATGGTAAGATACGCGCTGGCGCTCCACCATCATTTACTAATATTTCTGTTGCCATATTTTATTTTCCTTAGTTTTTGTACCCAGTAAATTTAACTTTACCATCTTCCATCGCAAACATGCGTGGGGTATCTTCTGCCTCTACAGGCTTTTCTTCAGCATCATGGGCTTTACCTTTTCCAAAAGTTCGTTCTGAGTCTTCTGGTACTGGTATAGATTCCATAGCGATACTAAATCCTTCTAGCTTTACATCATCCCATGAAGAGAGTTCCTCTACACGAGCATCCTTGTTGTCCTCTTCGAGTTTTCCAAGAAGAGCTTCTTTCTCTAAAATTGTATCAACTAGAGCAGATTTCTTTGCTTTGAGTTCTTCCTCAGAGCGTAGTGCTTCTGCTTCTTCGTATTTTTTTACTAGAGCAAGGGCTTCCTCGTGCTTGGTGTTCAATTCTTCAAAAGATGTTGTCATTTCATCTAACTGAGATTTCATAGAAGCGAATTCACGCTCTGTGATAGTCTCAGCTTCAGATACTGTTGTTTTTTCTTCTTCAGCCATATTTTCTACCTCGCTGTTGTTCCCGTGTGTTTCACAGGCACATGAATCTTCATTATGGCCTCCACAGCCACAATCAGATTTATCCTCACCGAATTCACGGTGGTCATTACATTCCCCTTCAATTGTACATGCTTCACAAACGGGGGTTCTAGTTTCATTATCGATGAAACTTACCTCGATAGGACGAATGTCCGTAGCAAAGGGTTCTCCTAAAACATCGACGTCTTTAGAAAACCAGTCAATACTTACATGTGTCATATCGCCGTTTTCCAACTTTCCTAACACTTCACTTGTTTTAGCACTATCTTTAAAGATTTGTGCTAACATTTTAATACCAGTTTTACCATCTTCCAATTCGATTAATTCTGGGTTGATAGCCTTGCCAATCAAATCTTCATCGGTTCGCTGGTGATTAAAGTAAACTGGAAGCTCACTAAATGCTTCCAAATTATCCTTTAAGATTGTAGGTTCTATAAAAACTTTCTGGTCACCATCTTCATCATGTACTCCTGATGTTATGGCTATGACCGGATAGTCAATAGTTTCTTTACCTATATTTAAAGGTTCTGCTATTTCTAGAGCAAAAGTGCGTTTCGAGTCTTCTTTGTTACCATTAGTAACTCCGAATTCTCTTACAGTGCCTTCATCAACTCTCATACGGCAAAGTTTTGCCGCCATCTCGTCATATTTATCTACACCCCTTTTCTTAAGGATAGGTGCGACATCTATAAGACAGTTTTCGTATGCATAATTTTCGCTCATTCTTTTCTATCTCCTGTTAGATTTCTATTTTCGACACGTTCTGATTCCTCAGACTTGTCTTCGTCTTTACCACCAGATAAGTTAGCATTTTCAGCTGTAGGCTGTTGCTCAACTATACCTTCTGGGTCTAGACCTCTTTCCAATCTTACTTCACTAGGTGATAGAACACCTTCTGAAAGATATATCATATCCGTCTTAGCTTTAGTGAATGAATCACTAACATTGATTTGACGGAATGAAAACTTAGCGGTGCCGGATTCTAATTGCGGCATAAGTTGTGAATTAAGTGCAGCTTCCACAGCACTTTGTAAATGTTTAACATAAGGTTCAAAAATAGCACGTGCTTGTTCAGGTTTATCAAACATTGTTACTGGAACCTTTAAAGCTATGTGTATTTTCTTTAAAATATCATCTGTATATTTACCATATTCAAACGCTCTTTGTGTACCTTGTAATTCTTTGATAGTTATATCATTACCGTGAATAATATCTTCGCCGGGTTCTAACGAATTGAACGCTGATACAATTTCATTAATTTTGTCAGGACCATAAGGCATATCGGGAAGGCCAGCACTAATATCAAACCTACTAGTAGCGTATTTATTGAGAGCAGCACCAATATCCCGTTCTGCATAATCTTTAAGGTCAACCAAATAAAGAACTGGATGGATGTCACTAAGACCATAAGCATAATCATCAAAGGCATTATTTTTGAATTCAATAATCTCATTTTCTTCAAACCTCACACTTTCTTTATCGTCTCCTAAATCTTGATAATAATACATTATCTGCCCATTATCATCTCTTTGTACAAAAATATTCTGGGAAGAACGTAAAACTAGATTATCTCCAGTATATTCTAAATATGAAGTTCCAAATATTCTACCATTACGTAACCAAGAATATATTAATTGGTCAATATTAATCTCATCAAAGAAATTAGTGATAGCCTCACGCTCTACTTCGTCGTCAGTCACGATGTCGTAACCGTCTTTCGCAGCATATATACAAGGTAAATCAATTAAAGTCCTTATAATTGGGTCTGAAAGGTACACATTCATGTACGTTCTATAATCTCCAACTTGTGGTTCTTTATTTACACTACCGCTGTAATATCCCCTGTTATTTTGAAGTTTAATACGTTTAATAACGCCGGCTCCAAAACTCCTCGGTTCGTCTTTACTGTATGGTGGGTTAGACCCCACTGTTGCGAATGTACGTTTTCGCCCAAAAAAGGGCAAATAATCTCGTAAAGGCATGGCTATCAATATCTATAACGCGGAAGCACTATATAAAGGTTTCGCTCAAATACCGCCCGGAGACCGTTTATTTAAAGTATTTCTACCTCTTCTAGAGGTATATAAACCTTTACCGGCCCATCCGCTACTCTTTTTATTAATAGCTCGCTTAGAGGGAACAGAAACGCTAGAAAATGTACCAGATGAGGGTAGCATGGACAGTGCTGCATGTAAAGCTATCGCTGTACTATCACAATAATCATCATGTTTACCACTAGGTGCTGATATTTTCTCTGTTTTGTTAGCTGCATCCATAATATATTCTAAGTCTACATGCTCCCTATACCATTTATTAACTAATTTTGCTTCTGCAGGCTCCAACTCTTCTGGATGCGGTACCCAAACTTGGTCTTTTTGTAAATATGATACCATATCTCTATAAACTTGTGTTTTTGTACCTTTTGGACCTCCTGTAAAAACGAATGGTATAAAATGTATACCATACTCTATACACGCCACCCTTATATCTTGTTCAATCGCGCCACCAATACCTGTAGCATCAATAATAAGCTTACTAGCACCAAAATTATGAGCAATATTAATGATACGCTCACGTTGGTATGGAATATCATGTCCACCAGTTTTAGGACTGATTTCTTCCAAGTAAATAAGTGTTGCAACATTCTGGGTATCGGATTTTGAGGTATTCCAAACGCTAATAACAGTACTATTAACGGATTTACCAATATCCACCCCCACAACACAGTTATCAACAGGCGTTCCGGCTTCGAGAAATCCAATTCCTCTTCGGAACGAGCTTCGTAATAATTCGGGATTGAAGATGTTGGACGACGACTCGACGAACTCGCACTCATATTCTGTCCTCCAATATATTGAATCTTCCCCCCATTCCATCATCTTTGTGAGCATATCCTCCTCAGTATAAGGTGGTTCATACGCTCTTCCTCTCTTTACAGCATCTTTCCATGTATAATGTAGTCGTGTAAAACTTTCTGCATAAGCATCATCATACAGATAACGATACATGTGATTTTCTTTTGATTTTGGAGTCCCTAGGTTAATAAATGGAGCGGTGTTAGATATAATCGATGGTTCTACATTGTCTATAAATAACTTGTCACTTATTAACGGACTCTCGTCCACTATTAGAAAGGTTGGGTGTTGTCCACGTATAGCTTGCCCCTGATTAGATGCAGCTATAGGAGCTCTACGAAGCACCGTACCTCCCTTCATTGTGATATTTGGCTTATTATGGAACCTATAATGGTCTACTAAGCCATCTAAAAAGGCATTATCTGCAAAATGCCTATAACAGTAATTAAATATCAGTGCTGCTTGGTCTTCAGATGGAGCCAAGACAAAAATTAAATCTCTGAATCTCTTAAAAAACATGTAGATACATACAGCTACCGAAAGAGCAAAGGACTTACCTGAGCCCCGTGGAGCCAGAATAGCTACTTTACGATGCTTAGTACTATCTCCGTCAGGATATGTTAGAGATTCAACAACAATATCCTCTTGCATAGGCCTAAGTTTAAGTGGACGTCTTTTATTATCTATTAGATAGGATTCACAAAAAGCTCTGACTAATAAAGTCATTTTCCTTTTATCATGACGACACTTTTCGAATATTTCTTCTAATTTTAACGAATCATGAGCCGCTAAACCGCTAATCGCTGCGTTTAACTTCTTCTGCTCGTTCTTTATCGGTGTCTTCATCATCAAATAATCCCTCTAATACTTTAGAAAAGCCTTCAGTATTCTTTTCCACTAAAGTTGGTACTTCTATGTTTAGCGCTTTAAACTCTGTATGTATGTCACGAACGACTGCGTTTCTTTGTCGCAATAACTCTGTTCGAGCGTTAACATCCCGAATACATACAAGAATTTCTTCCCAAAGCAAGTCTTCAAGCGCGAGATTGCGGGCAAGAAGCCGGACAAGTTCTTTATGTCTTTCATATTCTCCTTCTCCGACTCTTAAGCGTAATCGCTGTTCATACCCTTCGACGTCCATTATTATGCAGTATCATTAGATGCTGTAGAATTATCTTCGTTGGTATCACCGTCTCTATCTGGTTCACCTTCAGCTATATATACATCATCATAACCATACCAATAATAAGGGTAGTCACAGTAACAAGAACAACTATCTTTG